AACTTCAGAGACTCAAGCCGCGCTTACAGGTGCAGAAGAAACCTGAGCAAAAAACTGTAGGTAATTGGCGTAGTGGCAAGTCATCAACTCAACGTGGTTATGGGTACAAATGGCAGAAGTTTAGATTGAAGTTTTTACAGTTGAATCCGTTATGTGTTTATTGTCAGCGTAAAGGATTGACTGTTGAGGCTACTGTTGTCGATCACATTACTCCACACCGTGGTGATATGGTTTTGTTTTGGAAAAATGGCAATCATCAATCGTTGTGCCAATCATGTCATAGCTCGGTAAAACAATCGGAAGAAAATCAAATATTTTGAGAATTATTCTCAAGTGGGTGGGGGAGGTTGAAAGTTCAGAGCTTTTGCTCACCTAGACCACGCCCTCTCTCACTTATAAAAAAATTTCTGTTTTCAAAAAAAGTTAATCAAAAAGTTAACTCAAAAGTTAAAGGTGAATTATGTCATTAACTGCAAAAATGAGAAAATTTGCTCAGGCTGTAGTTGATGGTCTAAGCAATAAAGATTCTGCAATTACAGCAGGTTATGCAGAAAAAACAGCAGCCCAAGCAGGTGCAAAACTTGCGAAAAACCCCGACATTATTAACTATATCGAAAAGTTAAAGGCTGACAAAAAGTTAACTTCTGAACCTGAAAAAGTTAAAGCTGAAAATCCTGTGCAGGTTATTCAAGTTGAGCGTATTGATCCACAAGTTGAGCAAGCATCAGGTCAATTTGTTGGTCGTGATGATATTGCTGTTGGTGGTGTTGATGATCCGCTTGAATATCTTAAAAAAGTTTGGACAGATGAGGGTGAAGATCCAGATTTGAGACTTAAAGCTGCTCAAGCTGCTATGCCATATGTTTATGGGAAAGTTGGCACCAAGGGTAAAAAAGAATCTCAGAGAGATGATGCTCGTGATATTGCAGGTGGTGGCGGTAAGTTTGCAACACGAGCGGCACGTAAAAGATATAGCTAGGTAGATTATGGACTGGACAACTTCTTGTAAGGATTGGGAAAAGAAGATTGTCAAAGGACAGTCTTTAATTCCATGCAAACCTCTGTTTCAAGATGAAGCAGAGATGGCGCTCGATGTATTTAAAAGCCTGATTGTGACCGATGTGATGGGTCAACCAACTATGGGAGAAATTACTCGCCCATGGGTATTTGAATTTGTTGCTGCAATCTTTGGCGCCTACAGTGAAGAGGAAAGTCGTCGATTAATTCGTGAATTTTTCCTTTTAATTCCTAAAAAGAATTCAAAATCAACACTCGCAGCATTCATTATGCTTACAGCATTGGTGATGAATGATCGTCAGGCTGCGGAACTTATTATTTTAGCGCCCACCAAAGAAGTCGCCGACAATAGTTATGTGCCAATTCGTGAAGCGATTAATGCTGATCCTGAATTGAAAGCTTTGATGAATATTTCAGAGCATACAAAAACGATTACTCATCGTGAAACGAATGCAACTTTAAAAGTTGTAGCTGCGGAATCAAACACGGTCGGAGGTAAAAAAGCTTCTTGGATTCTTATTGATGAGCTTCATCTTTTTCAAAAGAATGCGGGTGCAGCAGCAATGTTTCGAGAAGCAACAGGTGGTTTAGCAAGTCGAAAAGAGGGTTGTATTATTTATTTAACAACACAGGCGAGTGAGGTTCCTTGTGGTGTTTTTAAGCAAAAATTAGATTACGCTCGTGATATTCGGGATGGCATAAAAACTAATAAAAAATTCCTCCCTTTGATTTATGAATTTCCGAAACAAATGATTGAAGATGATGAGCATCTTAATCCTGAAAACTTTCATATTCCAAATCCAAACTATGGGACCAGTGTCGATCCTGAGCAATTAAAAGATGACTTTGAGCAATCTAAGGATTCTGATGAGGAAAACTTTAGAGATTTTTTGGCTAAACGATTAAATGTTGAAATTGGCATGAACCTTCGTGCAAATCGCTGGGCAGGCGCTGAATTTTGGTTGCAGCAATCGAAACAATTCACACTTAACAAACTAATTGAACAATCAGATGTAATTACCATTGGTATTGATGGTGGTGGTCTCGATGATTTACTTGGATTCGCTGTACTTGGTCGTCATGCTAAAAGTCGCAAATGGTGGTTGTGGAACCATGCATGGTGCAACACAACAGCGGTCGAAAGACGTAAAGAAAATGCACCTAAATATAAAGACTGTCAGGATGAAAAAAGCTTAACAATTGTTGATCGGGTTGGTGATGATATTGATCAATTAGCAACGATTGCTAAACAGGTTTTTGATTCAGGAAAACTTGACAGAATAGGGCTTGATCCACTTGGTTTGGGGGGACTTCTGGATGGCTTGCTTCAAGTTGGTATACCTGAAGAAAAAATGATAGCTGTGCCCCAAGGTTTAAAATTAATGGGCTATATCTTAACCACAGAACGAAAATTAGCAGAACGTAATTTATATCACCAAGGTTCGCAGCTTATGACTTGGTGTGTAGGTAATGCCCGTGCTGTGATGAAAGGTAATGGGATGATGATTTCTAAACAAGAATCAGGTGTTGGGAAGATTGACCCATTAATTGCAACCTTTAATGCTGTGGCTTTAATGAGTATGAATCCTGAGCCTAAAAACTATGATATTGACGGATATTTAGAGGACGTCGTGATAGCATGAGCGATTTACAAGATACGGGATTCTGGTCTCGTTTCTGGTCACGATTGACTGGAAGAACTCAACTAAAAAAAGGTGATACTTCTTATCCGTTTGATTCTTATATGTCATCAGGCGGTGCAGCAGTTACTCCTGAAACATCATTAAAACTATCCGCGGTGTGGGCATGTGTGAAACTACGTGCTGAAACAATTTCAACACTCCCTTTGCATCTTTATGATTCAAATAAAAAGATAGCAAAGGATCATGGTTTATATCGAATTTTACATGACTCGCCCAATGCTGATATGTGTGCAAGCGAATTTTGGCAAATTCAGTCGGCATGTTTGGATTTGTGGGGAAATGCGTACAATTATATTGCCCGAAGAGATGATAAGAGCATTATCTCTCTTGAGCCGCTTTTCCCAAATGAAATGGTAAAAAAACGGTTAAAAGATGGAAGTTTTGAATATCACTATACTGAGAATGGCAAAATAACCATTTATACAGATGATGAAATCTTGCACTTCAAAGGGTTTACTTTGGATGGCTATGTCGGATTGTCAGCCATTCAATTTTTTGCACAAACTATCGGTATGCAATTTGATGCAAATAACCAAGCGCAAGACTGGTTTAAGAATGGATTGAAGGTCGGTGGATTTTTAGAGACTGGTGAGCAAACTTTAACTAAAGAACAGCGTGAGCGAATGCGAAAATACCTCGCTCAATTTAGTCAGCCTGAAAATTCAGGCAAATACATGATTTTAGAAGCAGGAATGAAGCTCTCAAGTGCTTCAAACATTCGAATTAACCCTGTGGATGCACAGCTTTTAGAGTCTCGATATTTTGGTATTGAGGAAATTTGTCGTGCCTTTGGTGTGCCTCCTCAATTAATTGGGCATACAAGTAAAGCAAGTTCATGGGCATCAAGTCTTGAGCAGACCAATCAGGGGTTTTTAACCTACTCATTAAATCCATCATTGGTGCGTTATGAGCAAACCATTGCTCGAAAGTTATTATTGCCTCATGAAAAATATGAATATCGCCCTAAATTTTCAGTTGAGGGCTTGTTAAGAACAAATGTTGGAGCAAGAGGGGACTTTTACGTAAAAATGGCGCAAAACGGCATGTATACACGTAATGAGGTACGAGATTTGGAAGATATGCCAAGAAGTGATGACCCAAGTGCCGATAAGTTGATGGTACAGATGCAGATGGTTCCGCTTAGTAGCGAACAGGGTGAAATAAATGAATAAAAGAAGTTTTAATTTAGAGATAAAAGCCGTCCAAGAGGACGGTTTTTTTTCGGGCTATGGCGCGGTTTTTGGCAATCTTGATTGGTATAACGACATCATTTTACCAGGTGCATTTAAGCAAACTCTTTCAGATTGGGCTGCTAAAGGAAAGTATCCACCTGTGCTTTGGAATCACAGCGTTAATGAGCCAATCGGCGTATACACCAAGATGGTAGAAGATGAAAAGGGTTTGTATGTTGAAGGGCAATTGTTAATCAATGATGTGCCTCGTGCTAAGTCTACCCATGCATTGCTCAAAGTTGGTGCGATTGATGGTATGAGTATTGGGTATAGCACAATTAAGTCAAGTTATAACGAAAGTACTGATGTACGTGAGCTTATTCAACTTGGCTTAAATGAAATCTCAATTGTCACCACTCCTGCAAATGAAAAAAGCCTAATCACCTCTGTTAAATCCAAATTAGAAGATGGTCAATTACCATCTTTACCAGAATTCGAAAAGTTCCTGAGAGAGTCAGGCTTTTCTAAGTCGCAAGCCACTGTTATCGCTGGCAATGGTTTGCGTCATCTTTTGAGCGAGTCAGAAGGTGAAAAAATACAAGCGAAATCAATTTCCAATGCTTTGAATATTTTAAGAGGATAGGTCGAATGACTGATCAAAATTTAGAACAACTCGCTCAAGAGTTTAAAAAACAAGTTGATGAAGTGAAAGGCATTGCTGAAGATTTTAAAGGCAAGCGTGAACGTGGCGATAAAATTGCAGAAGGTGCAAAACAAACAGCCGATGAAGCCATCACAAAACTTAATGAGCTTAAATCTCGTGTGGACGAAGTGGAACAAAAGGCTGCTCGCCGCACACAAAGTGGTGGTGATGAGGTTAAATCACTAGGTCGTCAATTCGTAGAAACAGATGGCTTTAAGAGTATTCTTGCAAACGGCAACCGTGGTCGCGCAAGTATGGAAGTTAAAGCAACTATTACATCATTAACTACTGATGTAGCAGGTGCGGCAGGTGATTTGGTTCAAACCACACGTTTGGCAGGCATTATTGCACCACCAGATCGCAAGTTAACGGTTCGTGATTTGTTGATGCCGGGGCGTATGGATGGTAACTCTCTCGAATATGTTCAAGAGACAGGTTTTACCAATGCGGCAGATGTGGTTGCAGAAGGAGCCTTAAAACCACAATCAGATATTAAATTTGATTTAAAACAGACTGCCGCAAAAGTTATCGCACACCACATGAAAGCATCACGTCAAATTTTAGACGATGCTTCGCAATTACAGTCCTATATTGATGGGCGTTTACGTTACGGCTTGGCTTTCAAAGAAGAGCAGCAAATTTTAAATGGTGATGGTACTGGTCAGAACTTACTTGGCATTATTCCGCAAGCCACTGCTTATGCTAAACCCACAGGTGTTGCTACCACTGCTGAAAGCACATTAGATACTTTGCGCTTTGCAATGCTTCAAGCGATTTTAGCTGAATATCCTGCAAGCGGACATGTATTAAATCCAATCGACTGGACCAATATTGAAACTCTTAAAGACACTTCTGGTCAGTACATTATTGGCAACCCTCAAGGTGCGATTAACCCAACTTTATGGGCGTTACCTGTGGTTCAAACACAAGCTTTAACAGCGGGTAAATTCTTAACCGGTGCATTCTCTATGGGTGCTCAAATCTTTGACCGTTGGTTGTCTCGTGTGGAAGTTGCAACAGAAAACGAAGATGATTTCGTTAAAAACTTAGTGACTATTCTTGCCGAAGAGCGTTTGGCTTTAGCTGTGTATCGCCCTGAAGCATTTATTTATGGTGACATCAAACCTTCTGGTCCTTAATTTTTTATGACATGAGGGGGAGAACCCCTCATTTGGGTATCTACATGAAATATCTTGTTAAGCGAATTCATCTTGGTGACAAGATGTATGAGGTTGGTGATGAGCGTGAAGCTAATCCAAATGATGTTGCTCATCTGGTGACAAAAGCTGTTCTGGAGCCAATTGAAGACGCGGAAAGTAAAAATAAATCACCAGTTAGAAAGGTGAAATCAAATGATCGATCTACTAACAGCTAAACTTCACTGCCGTATTGATCACGATGATGAAGATATTTTAATTGAGCGATATATTGCCGCAGCAAACGAGCATTTAATTGCAAATCTTGATCGAAAGATAATTAAAGATGAAAGCGAGCGCCAATCTGAATGTGATCTTATTGATAATGCCGCTTTGGATTCTGCTCGACTGCTTCACATTGGGCATCAATACGCAAATCGTGAATCTGTTTCACAGGGTTTGAGTGAGATGCCATTGGGTTATTGGCGTTTGATTCAACCTTATCGAATTATGGGGGTGTGATGTGCCAGTTAAAGCAGGCGAACTTCGCCACCGTGTCACAATCCAACACTTTGTTGAACAGCGTGATGAATACAATAACTTGCTTGATAAGTCTTGGATTGAATACAAAAAGCTTTGGTCAAAAGTGGAATTTCTTTCCGTAAAAGACACATTAGCAGCCAAAGCGGCAAGCTCAGAAACCACAGCTCGCTTAAAGATTCGCAAGCGAACTGATATCACGACTGAAATGCGTGTGCTTTGGAAAGGTCAAGTTTTTCAAATAACTTCACCGCCAAAACCTGACAATGAAAACGCTGAAATTTATGTGACGTTTGAGCTGAAATTATTGGAGTAGATATGTCAATCCAATTCCAAATCCATGGTCTTGAAAACCTGCAATCCAAGCTTGAGCAACTTAATAACCCACGTAAAGTAAAATCCGCAGTCAGAAAAGCTTTGCGCCAAGGTGCGAATGTTGTCCGAGATGCAGCACGTGCAAATGCAAAGATGATTGATGATCCTGAAACTAAAGAGAAAATTTGGCGAAATATTGCTGTTCAAAGCGGTAAAAGCCGAAATGCTTCTGAAATTAAGATGCGCATTGGTGTGAAAGGTGGTGCATCTTTTTCAAATCCAAATCCACCAAAAGAAACAGGCGGGGACACGAGGCATTGGCGCTGGATCGAATTTGGTTCGGCGAATAACGTGGCAGTCCCATTCATGCGTCCTGCTTTATCAAACAATATTCAACCTGTAACAAACAAAGTTGTTCAGATTCTCAATGATGAAATTGATAAAGCTTTAGCGAGTGCAACATGAACATTTTACCAATATTCCAAACGCTTCAAGACTCACCTGTTAAAGACTTGGTTCAAAATCGCATCTATGAAGATGTTGCACCACATAAAACCAAATTTCCCTATGTTATTTGGCAGCTTATAGGTGGTGTACCTGAGCACAATTTAGATTGTCCACCTCAGATTGATCATCTAACTTTTCAGCTCGTTGTGTATGACACGCAAGCAACAAGAGCTTCGACTACACGAAAAGCAATCAGCGCTGTTTTAGACCCACTTTGTACAATCACCAATATTCACCCAAATTATTACGAGCGCATTGGTGATACTGATGTTTTTGGGCGTGGATTTGATGCGAATTGGTGGTTTGATCGCTAAAACACACAACCAAATTTAACCAACCCTGATCTTTAATTAGTTCAGGGTTTTTTAATGCCTGAAATATGGCATCCAAGCCGACTAGGGTAGCTCCTGAAAAGAAAGATGGTCGTTTCGACTATTCATTGCATCTTTCAGTCGGCTTTTCTTTTTTAATGAATAGTTGGAGTAAAGCAATGAATGCAATTGTAAAAATTAAAAACCAAACACCATTTATTGAAGTTGAATTAAATGGAAAAGTTCAGCTTGGTGTGAATGCACGAGATTTGCACAAGATGCTTGATGTGAAATCTGATTTTTCGCATTGGATTAATAGACGAATCAAACAGTGTGGCTTTGAAGAAAATTATGACTTTACTAAGGTCGTCAAAAAAGACGAGCTTTCAAAAACAGGTCAATGGATAACTGAATACATTATTTCTGTGGATATGACCAAACATCTTGGAATGATGGAGCGCAATGCAAAAGGACATGAAATCCGCAAATACTACATCGAGCAAGAGGAATTGGCTCGTCAACTCAAAGATGGTTTGCAAGTGCGTATTGGCAAACTTTCAGCACAGCTTGAATTAATTACACAAGGTTTATCTGAGGCAGGTCGTTTCCTTGTGGTGAATGGTAAACAAACTAAGCCAACCATTCTTAAAGAATTGGATGAACTGATCAAAGAGGCACAACCATCCTTAGATTTTGATCAGGACAAAAACAATGATAAATAATCCTCCTGATTATATTGTGGTGGAGTGTAGACCAAGCATAGAAGAAGATGGTTATGCTGATATTGTTATTCATAATGACACTTATATTTTTGAAAGTATTGAACCTGCGGAAAATCTGCGTGCAGCAATGCTAATAGCCATTGATATTGAGCGAACCAAGCCAAACCATCGACAT